ATCATCAAATGCTGTTGATAATCTGACAATGAAGCAGTTTAACACAGGAACGCTATGGATAGATAGTCTTGGAGCAGATGGAGATAGGATTCGTGGTATGACGGCTGATTGCATATTTATGGACGAGGTTCAAGATATGTATGGCCATGCAATAGGAAATGCTACAAAGATTTTAACTGCAGCAAAATATGGCCCAGTCGGTCAAGGCGTACAGGTTTATTTTGGAACTCCGAAAGATAGAAATAGTTACTTTTCAACGATATGGGATATGTCGGACCAAAGATTTTATCATCTTGGATGTATAAATTGCAACCAGACATATCCATTTTATCTTCCAAATGATGATAGATGGAAGTCAATTTGGCTATATGAGAACATAGTCCAGTGTCCTCATTGTGGGACTAAGCAAAAAAAGATTGAGGCCATAGAGAGGGGCAAGTGGGTTGGTTCAAAAAACTCGGAAGATTGCAAGTTTGTAGGGTTTCATATAAATCAGCTTTATATACCATACTTTACAAAAGAAAATATAGAAAACTTAATGCCTGAAAATAATCCAGCTCAGACAGAAAGAATTTGGCAAAATGAAGTTGTAGGAGAGTTTTATTCTGGAGCAGGAATGCCTCTTACTAGAGCGGAGATATATGATAAATGTAGAGACCCAGATAGAGCTTTCTCTAAGAGTATAAGCGCAAATAAAAAATCAGTATATCTTGGTGTTGACTGGGGCGGAAAGGATGATGATCCAAACTCTAGAGGGGGCCAGTCTTTCTCCTGCGTAGTAATTTTGTCGGCCACTCCAGATGGAACGCTCTTGGTTGAGCACGCACACAAGCTTAGACAGAATACATTTCAGTATAAAAAAGAGACAATAAAAGAAATGTACAAAAGATTTGGGGTCACAAGAGGGGTGTCAGACTGGTTTTTTGGCCAAGATGTAGTCCATGATTTACAGACTTTGTATAGAGATAGATTTATTGGAGCACAGGGCAGCGGAAGCCTTGCTAAGCCGATAAAATATAGAGAAGATGAGCTAATAGTTTCTTATAACAAGGATTTGCTCATAGAAGAGTTGTTTGACTTATTTAGAAAGGGTAAGATTAGATTTCCCTGGAAAAGCTATGAATATATAGAGTGGCTAATAGATCATTGTACTTCTATGGAGTCAAAGATAAGAACGGTCGGAGGCCAGCCGGTAAAAACGTTTCAAAAAGGATCAATTCCAAATGATGGATTAATGGCGCTTATGTATGCTTATATGGCTTATAAATTTGATTTAACAAAAGGATTTACTATTAAACCAGGTTTATATAAGCAACCAGAATATCCAAGGGCTGTTTTGGCAAAAGTTAAAAGGAGAGTTTAGAAATGAGAAGAGTAAATCGGCCACCTACTAAAATATCTAAAAGTGCCGCCGGCTCTATATCTGATGTTAGAAGGGCTCAGATAACAAGCGCTGTAAATAAACAGATGGACTTAGCAGAGCAGGCAAATATACATGGCTCTGTTGTGCATAGTCCAAACTTTAGAGCCAATGGCTCTGGAATGCTGAAAACGGCATCTATAGCCTCTCCTATGCCTGGGCCTACTATGTCATCGTCTACAGATAGGCTATCTCCAGAGATATATTCTCCGCTATTTCAGTTAGCAAATCTAAATCTTCCTCGCGACAGAGTTACTATGAATGCGTGGAATCGCGTATTTTATGACACTCATCCCCTAGTAAGAAACGCAATCAATTTACATGCATCTTATCCAATCAGTAAAATAAATATTTCTTGCAAGAACAAGCAGGTTCAGCAATTTTTTATGGAGATGGCAGAAAGGATAGATCTATATTCAATTGTATATGGAGCAGCATTAGAGTTTTGGAAGATGGGCGAAGCGTTTCCCTATGCAGAGCTTGATGAGACGCAGGGTTCGTGGAGCAGAATTACTATTTTAAATCCTGATTATGTACATGTAAAGAAGTCTGTTATAGGAAATCAGGTGCTCGTATCATTGAGGCCTGATGCAAATCTGCAGAGGATTATAAATTCCCAATCACCTTCGGACTTATCCCTCAAAAAGCATATTCCAAGGCATATAGTTGACTATGTTAGGAAGGGTCAGAACATTCCTTTAGACGCATTTAATATATCTCACTTAAAGCTTTTATCATCTCCATATGATGTAAGAGGAACGTCTGTTATAGTTTCTACATATAAAGATTTAATGTTGTATGACAAGTTTAGGGAATGCAAGTTTGCACAGGCAGACGGCATGGTTAACCCATTAACGCTAGTTACGCTAGGAGGAGAGGGCGACTATCGAGCCACACAGGCTGATATAGAGGCCTTTAAAAACCTCATGGAAGAAGCCCAGTATGATAAGGACTTCAAGATAGTTACTCATAACGGAGTAAAGATAGAGCGAGCTGGCTTTTCAGGCGGAACATTAGATATTGGATCTGATATAGATCATATTGTTACAAATCTATACGCAGGATTGATGGTTCCAAAAGCACTTATGGATCAGGAAAGCGCAACATACGCAAGCTCTTCCGTTGGACTGGAGGTTCTTAGGCAGCGTTATGATATATTTAGAAATATGATTAAAAAATGGTTAGAGAGAAAAGTTTTTGCTCCAATATGCGAGCTGCAAGACTTTTTTGAATATAAGGATGGTGAGAAAAGATTGCTGATACCATCTATAGATTTTAATCACATGAATCTATATGATATGGCTGACTATATACAGAATGTGTCCCAGTTCGTAGGAAACAAGCAAGTCTCTCTGCAGACTCTGCATAGAAGCCTTGGTCTTAGTTATGAGGAAGAGCGCAGAAGAATCAGAGAGGAGATGATAGACGAGCAAATATTTGCGAAAGAACAACAGGTGCTTGGCAATATGCGTCTATCAGAGCTACTGACTTTGGATCCAAACAAAACAATTCCAGAACCTCCAGAGGGCGCTCCAGATGGAGGCGCGCCGCCAGATCTACCGGGAGTTCCCTCTGGTGGAGGCGGACCTCCGCCTCCAGGGGGACCAATGGGTGGGCCTCCGGGCGGTGGACCTCCGGGAGCATAGAGGCTAAGGTGTAATAATGTTAAACAATCAACAAGAGAAGATGCTAACTGTTTCCTTAGACGCTGTAAAAGAAGGTATTAAGGCCGGAAAACAAAAGGGGTTCTCTGGAACTGCGCATGTTGATATGAATTCAGTAGTTCGGACGTTAATTGAGCTTCCAACTCAATTATTTCATCCCATAGATTCACTGAAAACCCTGGCCCCACTTGTTGGAAGAGAGCCAACAGGGTCAATGAGAGAGTTAGACAGAGAGATAAGGGATACTAATTATATACACTCTATGAGGAATCCAAAGACTCAAAAAAGATATAGCAAAGATGAAGCTAATAGGGCCGTAAAGAATGTCGTATCTAAGCAGCTTAATGACGCCCTCTCTCTATACATAGCCTATTTTAGGCCGTATATAGAGGTAATAGATCCGGTAGCGACATCGGGCGGGCAAGCTCTTACGCCGACTGCTATAAAATTAGGACTTCCATCAGGCGGGACCGCAGTAACTCCAGATATGTCGGAGCTAACAGAGCTATCTATGTTGTATAACTCGGCGGACAATCCAATGGACATAACTTTAAAGAGTATTTTGCCTATTTTGAGAACAAAGTTTGATGCTATATCTTCTTATTCAAATGTTGATTTTAAAGCAATTATAAAAAGCGGTTTGGACGGTCCCTTGAGTAATGAAGATGCTGAGGCATTATCGGGTCTATATAGAGCGATTTTGGAGTGGTACTTATTTTTGAAAAGCTTACAGGCCGATTCCGTTAGGATGCCTCAAGATTCTGGTCCTCAATCAGATGCAGGCGAAGAGCAGGGTGTCCAAGGTGGTATTGATTCAAAAGAAGATGCCCCAATGGAAGCAGACGGAGCGACTGGAACGACGGACGCCAATATTCCGACATTTGAAGAGATACTCGAAGACCTTTGGATATCCTCTGTTCGAAATCCTAAAGATGGGTTTGTATTAGACCCGGCCAATGGAAGTACAATAACTATTGATGCAAACTCTATAAGTGAAGTTTCAGCTCCATCATTTGATATTCTTTTAGGAGGTCCGCTGTCTAAGTATGTAAATATAACAACTGCATCTTCAGATGAATATGTTGAAAGCTTTATTTCAAAAAATATTATAAAAATAAACAACGAAGTTTTAAGGCTTGGATCCTGGAATCGGTATATCCACACTACTACAAAAAGCTCATATGAAGGTGGTTCTGTTATATCATTGTTTTTTAACCCTGATGTATTAAAAAGATTCTTCGATGTATCTGGCGGCGAGAATGCTGATATTGCTTTTATCTCAATAACTGTTAAAAACTCTGTTGGGGAAGAAGATGAGTTTGTTATAACTGCAGAAGATCAAAATGTAACTAGGCAGCTTTATAAGCTTTCTTCTTCTGGGCAAAGCACTCCCTACTACGAAACAATATCCCCATCTGGAAAGAAAGTATACTTTACCCCAGCAGATATAGTTCGCGGGGGAGGTAAAGTAAAAGACTCGAACGGAAAGGCTTTTAAGCCGACAAGATGGAAAGGAAAGAGTTTGGCAGATAAAGTTATGTCCAAAGGCTTTGGCGGCAAGGTAAGGGGTGTTCGTAAAAATGAAAAAAAATAGTTATAGATCTGCGCCTCCATCAAAAGAAAGAGAGCCGTTGCGCTCGGGAGAGCTTCCGTCTGTCCCTGAGGCCACTGTAGAGTATGGCCATGGAAGCTTAGTAAGCCCTGGGGAACAGGTTATGCCTCCTACGCACTCTAAGAATGAAGATGAGCCTTTTTATACGTCTTCTCAAAATAAAACTGAGAGGGTAAATTATAATGATATGTTAGAGATGCTTCTTCTTATAGCGGATGAAAAAGATAGAACAGATGATATTGTTGAGGCAGATTTTGCTGATTTTTTAATTAAAAAGTTTGCAGAACAAAAAGATTTTAATCATTCTATATTTTTAAAAGATTTAATGGTTAAGATTTTAGAATCTGATTTGACATTTTATAATGAAATAATTAAAGATTTAACTTCTTATTTTAATAGATTAATAATATTATATGTAGAAGCAGGCGACACTTTGAGTGATGCAAAAAGAAAAGCTTATAGAAAGGTTTCTTTAAGGGCAAAAAAATATGTCTCATGATTTAATAAAAAAAGCTCAAATATTAGAGGAAAATCCTGTATATGTAGCAGAGGAGTTGCATAAAATAATAAAGATTATGATATCTAAAATGTCTTTTGAGAGCAGGCAAAATTCTTATAGAAACCTCAAAGATAAGTTTAAAGATTTTAATGTAGTTGAGATCGCAAATAAAAAATCTCCAGGAGGAGCTGCTATCGGAGTTAGTCTTGGGCTAGTGAAAAATGTTTTAAATGGAAAAGATCCGTACTTTATAAACATTGTTATAAATGAATTAATTAAAAGGTTATAAATTGACTTCTAACAGAATCAGTAGGGTATATTAATACTATTAAGAAGTATAGAGAACAGTTACATCACGAGGGTTTGTAATGAAAAAAATAGCTGGCACATGGATTGGAACAACAGAGCTTGACATGGGTGACTCTGGGGCTACTGGAAGCTCTACAGATCCGGTTCAAGACTCTTATGAGCTTGGAGATATGTTTGTCGCAGAGAAATTTACTACAGACAATGAGCTCCCGTCTATGGGTTGGGCAGAAGGCATGATCTCGCCAGTAGAAGACGAATTTGCCGACTTAGAAGAGGCAGAAGAGGCTGCAATATTAAGCATGGCCAGCCTGCATTTAGCAGGCGCTGCAAAGGCAAATAGCTCTCTTATAGTGGGTTTCAAGGATGGCTTTAGCAGACCTCTGTTGAAAGCCGGAAAAAACATTACAATGCTAAA